CTGATAAATGTTTCAAGGAGAAAGTTGATACAATCCTTAAGGAAATTGAACTTTTAAAACGCTGATTATGGCAAATAATAAAAATTACCAAGAAAAGTTAAAGGATCCACGCTGGCAAAAGAAGCGTTTGGAAATATTACAACGCGATGATTTTTGCTGTCAATCGTGCGGGGATAGAGAAAAAAACTCTTCACGTTCATCATTTCGATATCGATTACAGTATTGAACCATGGGACCATGAAGATCATACATTGGTAACGATGTGTGATGATTGCCATAAAGTTTGGCATTCAATATTTGATTTACCAATTGATCCAGAACACATCTGCTTGGTTGTAAAACTATATGATAGGATGCAATCTGAATCTATAAATAGATTTTTTGATACCCAAAATCAATAAAAATGGCAAGACCTATAAAACTTGGGCTTGAATATTTTCCACTAGACGTTGATATTTTCGATGACGAAAAAGTCATTCCAGTAACTGCTGAATATGGATTCAAAGGTGAGCTAATTCTGATCCGGGTTCTCTGTGCGATATACCGAAATGGATATTTTGCAGAGCGGTCGGATTCCCTGATCTTCAAATTGGCTAAACAGACAGGGGTGAACCATTCTCTTGTATCAGATGTAATTTCCGGGTTAGTCCGATGGGGTTTTTTCGACAAAACCGTGTTTGATTCGGTCGGTATTCTGACAAGCAGAGGTATTCAGAAGCGATGGAAAGAAGCTGTTCGAAAACGAGTAATTGATACTTCAAAATTGTCGTATTGGATTCTTCAGGAAAATGAAAAAAATGAGTTTACGGCGGAAGAAACACCAGTTTCCGGCGGAAGAAATGCAAACAAACAAGAGTTTCCGGCGGAAGAAACTACACAAAAGAAAAGAAAAGAGAATAAAGTAAATAATAAACCCCCTTTAATTCCCCCAAACGGGGGAAATGACGGAGAGGTTTTTATTACCAAAAAGAAGCGAAAACTAACCGGAAAGCGCCTTGATACCTTCTTAATATTCTGGGAAAAATTTGATTACCGAAAAGGAAAAGCTGAAGCTGCTGATTCATGGATCGATATCCCGGAACTAACAATTGCTTTATGTGAAAAAATTTATGCGGCAGCTGAAGCAGAAGCAAAGCGGAGACCTGAGCTTGAAGCATCCGGAAAAACACCTAAAATGGCCCAAGGATGGATTTCTTCCAGAAGGTGGGAAGATGAGATTTATAGTTTGAGCTCAGTTAAAAATCAGGAAAAAAAACAATCTCAACGGTGTGAGCGATGAATGAAAAACGAAACAACCAGCAACAAAACAAAATGACCATTGAACAAATAAATGCTCAGTACGGGAAAATACCTCCTCAGGCTATTGAAATTGAAGAGGCTGTTCTGGGTGCACTGATGCTCGAACGCGACGCCATACATCAGGTTTCTGATGTGATTGATACTTTAAGTTTCTACAAACAAGAGCATCAGAAGATTTTTGAAGTCATAAAGTATTTGGCTCAAAATCAAAAACCTGTCGATTTGTTGATGGTAACTCAGGAACTAAAAAACCGCGATTTGCTCGAAGTGGTCGGTGGCCCCATGATGATTACCCAGCTTACTTCGCGTGTAGCTTCGGCGGCGCACATCGAATTTCACTCGAGAATAATTGCCCAGAAGTTCATGCAGCGCGAAATGATACGCGTTTCAACTGAAATACAAACCAAAGCATACGACGATACCATGGATGTTGATGATCTGCTTGGAGATGCCAGGACAGCCATCAACGAAATTGATAATTTAATGCTTTGCTCTAACTCCGGACAAACTTCTCATGTGGTTGCTTCAGAAGAATTGAAGGAGATTGAAAAGGATTGTCAAAGAGCTGCTGCAGGATTAAGCCCTGGTATTCCTACCGGATTAAACCATCTTGATCGAGTTACTGGTGGATGGAGAAAAACAGACTTAATTATTCTTGCCGCGCGTCCTTCTGTTGGCAAATCGTCGCTTTCTTTTCATTTTGATAAGGTTGCAGCAAAGAATGATTTTTGGGTGAATCACTATAGCTTCGAAATGAAAAATGGTAAAATATTCCGGATAAATCTTTCATCCGAAACAGGTATTCCGCGATCAAATATCAGGGATGGAGTTTTGACTGATGCTGACTGGCATAAAATCAATCTTGCCACCGGAAAGCTCGAAAACCTCAAAATAATATGGAATGATAATTCGAAGATAACTGTTAATCATATCCGGGCTAATACAATCCGAAACGTTAGAGCAGGAAGGTGTGATCTGGTAGTTATTGACTACCTGCAACTCATCAAACCAACTGATAAAAAAGCTATTCGTGAGCAGCAAATTGCCGACATAAGCAGGACATTGAAAGAAATTGCGATGGAGTGTAATGTCCCGGTTATTGCATTGTCACAGCTTAACAGGGAAGTAGAGAAGCGCTCAGATAAAGAGCCAACGCTTGCTGATTTACGTGAATCAGGATCCCTTGAGCAAGATGCAGATGTTATAATTTTTGTTTGGGATAAAGATGAACCAAAAATGAGCATTGGCAAAAACCGGAATGGGAAAATCGGACACGTTGATTTTTGGGCCAATTCAGAAAAGACGCGATTCGCAGACCGAGAGCCAACTGAGTTTGACGTTGTTCCATCAGCAGCAATTCCAGTGAATGAAGATTTTGACAATCAGACAGGAAACGACTTACCCTTCTAACCATGGCACCAGAAATAAACAACTATATCACTAAACGATACGAACGTTGGCTCGATTATTCGAAGTACAAATGTTCGAAAGCTGAACTTCATGGCCAGGAATACGACGTTTTGGATGAAGTGCTCCTGAACATCCTGAAAAAAGATGAGCAGTTTTTACTTAAGCTGATCAATACCAAAAAGGTTCAGAAAGGTGTGGAGTACTCAGAGTTTGATTTCTTCCTTCTTCGGGCGATCGATTTAAACGTTAATTCGGAAACATCACCATACCGTCACAAAAATAAACCAATTCCCCGGGCGAATGTGGAAGTGTCGCGGCTTAAAATACTGGATTTACAGGAAGAGGAAACAGATCACGCAGGTTATGTATTGGACCGGATGCACCAGATCCGCAACGTCATCGATGAGATGGGATTCTCTGAAAAGGCAATGGCCATATTCGAATTCAAGTTTTTCAATGATGAAAAATTCGGTGACTGGCCGGGGCCGGAAACAAAGCGAGAGCTTTATTGCATTTATTCCAGGATAACCAAGATTTTGAACGCTAAAATTCATGGGCGGCTGCTGGTGTAAATGTAACGAGTAGCCAATCAATTATTATATTTTAATAAACAGCATAAAAACCATGACTTTAAAGAAAAAACAGGAAGATTTGAAGAAGAGAGGTAGAAAAACAGACTTTAAAGAAGAGTATGTTCAGCTTGCCTTTAATTATGCCCTTCTTGGAGCTACTGATAAACAACTGTCTGATTTTATAGGAGTTAGCGAAAGAACTTTAAATCAATGGAAGAAAGAATACCCCGAATTTCTTCAGTCCCTAAAAAAAGGAAAAGAATATTCCGATTCAAAGGTTGCAGAAAAGCTTTATTCCCGCGCCATTGGCTATGAGTATGAAGAAAAGAGTACAGAAAAGAGTGGGCGAAAGATCGTTAAAACGACAATAACTAAGAAACAAATGGCTCCTGACTCAACCGCAGCAATTTTTTGGCTAAAGAATAGACAGCCTGATTTATGGAGGGATAAACAATTTAATGAGCTTACAGGAAAGAATGGTGAATCATTGCAACCTACAGTTTTTGTTTTTCCGTCCAAAAATGAGGAAAACGATGAATGAAAATACCATCAAAATATAATAGACATTTAAAATTAGTACCTCAAAAAGGCTTTCAATTCAACTTCTTGGCTTCTTCTGCTGATATAGCTATTGGTGGTGGAGCTGCTGGTGTTGGTAAAACATTTGCTCTTCTTTTTGATCCAGTAAGATATATTGAGAATAAAGAGTTTGGTGGTGTTATATTTAGAAGAACAAGTCCTCAAATTCGTTCTGAAGGTGGATTATGGGATACATCAGAATTGTTATATCCAAAAATAGGAGCCAGACCTCGTGAGACAAGTCTCGAATGGCAGTTTCCATCAGGATCATCATTAAGCTTTTCTCATTTGGAGTATGAAAAGAATCTTATTGACTGGCAGGGTGCACAGATTGCTTTCATTGGCTTCGATGAGCTTACTCACTTCTCCGAAAAGATGTTCTTTTACCTTCTTTCACGTAACCGGTCCACGTGTGGGGTTAAACCATACGTCAGGGCAACGTGCAACCCGGATCCTGATTCATTCTTAGTCCGCGGTCCGTCTGGATGGGGTTCTGGTTTTATAAGCTGGTGGATTGATTCGGAAACTGGATTCCCTATAAAAGAACGTGCTGGAAAACTCCGGTATTTCCTGAAAGATGGAGATTCTATTTATTGGGGTGATTCAAAACGGGAAGTTTCTGAAAAGGCTGGTCACATTATCGCCTTAATGATAAAAGCCGATCCAAATATCAATCCTTATGACTTGATTAAATCAGTGACATTCATCCCGGGCGATGTGTACGAGAACCGGGAGCTTCTTTCAAAAGATGCTGGTTACCTGGCCAACCTTCTGGCTCAGGATGAAAACACCAAAGCACAGCTACTGCATGGTAACTGGAAAGTTCGTGTCGATGGGAATGAACTGATTCACTACATCAAAATGCGTGATGTATTTACCAATTCATATTTAAAAGGTGGAAACAAATACATTACTGCAGATATTGCCCTGAAAGGTTCTGATTTACTTATTGCCGCTTATTGGGAAGGATTCAGGCTGCTTGATATTGCCATAATGGAGAAATCTAAAGGCAATGAGGTGATTGATACAATAAAAACCTTAGCCTTTAAATGGGGTGTTCCTCAATCTCATATTCTTTATGATGATGATGGAGTGGGGCAGTTTGTTGATGGATTCATTCAAAATGCGAATGCCTTTAAGAATGCAGGAAAACCATTCAATGACGAAAATTATAAGTACTTGCGTGATCAGCTATATTTTAAAATGGCAGAACGAATCAATAACGACGGTTATTTCATTGCTGAAAACGTGCTGAATAAAGTTGTAAAAGGCAAGAAAGTCATTGACTGGTTAATGGATGAAAGGCGGGCAATTAAGCAAAACAAACCTAATAACGACGGAAAGTTAGCCATCATTCCAAAGCAGGAACGAAAAGCAATTATAGGGCACTCAACTGACTTTATGGATATATGGATGATGCGTGAATGGTTCGAATATGCCAATGTTGGTTATGCAAACTTAAGTTCAATTGCAGGAATGTACTAAAAATAGACAATATGATTTCATATTTGGATATCATCAAAACCGGCGTTTATGCCGATGTTCGTAAAGTATTTGAAGACAATAAACCTTCATTTGATCGGTCGCTGGTTGATCAAATTGATATTTCAAAACATTCAGTTGCAATCAATGATAAATTAAACCGGCCCGATAAGACGATTTACAAGCCCGTTGTTGATGACAATACAGGCGAACCGGTAAAAGATCCTTCAACTAATGCTCCAAAAACACAACGATCAACCGCAAAGGTAAACCGGGTTCCGGCAGCTATCCAAAAACTGATTGTAGAGCGCCGCACTGGGTTCATGCTCGGAAATCCTGTTGAATACAATGTTACCGCTGATGATAAGAATAAGAAAGATCAGGCTTTGATTGATTTCATCTACGAAATAGAGGATAATACAAAGACACTGTACAAAAATAAAGAGGTATTTCGGCGAATGATTTCACAGCTTGAAGTTGCAGAGCTTTGGTACCTTACCGATGAGACAGAAAAAGGATTCTGGAAAAGTCTTGCACGTAAAACAGGACTCAGTGCTTCAAAGTTAAACCTTAAAATGAAGGTTATTTGTGATGAGCTTGGAGATGTTCTTTATCCGCTGTTTGATGGATATGGTGATATGGTAGCCTTTGCCCGTTTGTACAAATTGAAGGAAGATGGTCTTGATATAGAACATTTTGACGTTTACACGGCTGAAATGACCTATAAGTATTGTAACCGTGAAGACTGGGCACTGGATTCGACGGCGCCAGGTGGCGGCAAAATACCAAATGCAGCTAAGAAGATTCCGGTAATTTATTATTCACAAGCTAAACCTGAATGGGCTGATGTTCAGGGAATGATCGACAGGCTGGAAAAGGTGCTTTCCAATCATTCCGATATGAATGATTATTTCGGTGAGCCTATTCTTGCAATTTTCGGTCAATTGATCCAGGCAATCAATAAAGGCGAATCAGGAAAGATCCTGCAGCTCTCAGAAAATGCAAAAGCCTCATTCCTTGCGCTTGATTCGCCGCCAGAAAGTATTAAAATGGAGGTCGAGAACCTTCAAAAATTCATCTATGCATTAAGCCAGACCCCAAACATCAGCTTTGAAGAAATGAAGGGGCTAGGAGGCGATTTATCTGGCTTTGCAATCACATTGCTATTTCTTGATGCACACATGGCTTGCCGCATCAAAGAAGAAACATTTGGCATGGGAATTCAACGCCGGGTAAACCTGATTAAAGCTTTCATTGGAAATGTGATCAACACCTCATTGTCAGAATCGGCTCAAACAGTACGGCTAAAACCTGTATTCACGCCATACATGCCTAAGAATATCAAGGAATTGATTGAAATGGTTGATACTGCGGTAACCGCTAAGGTAATGAGCCGGAAAACCGGAACTGAGAAGCTTGAAAATGCCGGATTTATCCCGGATGCTGCAATGGAAATCGAGCGATTGCAGGAAGAAGCTACTGAAGACTTACAAGGAGCAACTCTTTGACATTTTGTCAATAAATAGCATTCAAAATGCGTGTTTTGTATAATAGGGAAAAGCTTACAAAATGTCAGAAAAAATTAAGCATTTAGACTATAGACGCTTTGATGGTTTTTGCGCCATCGCTAACATCGCCAATATATTCAGAGATGAAGATATGCTTCAATATCTTGATCGTGAAGAGTATATTCCAAGTAATCACTTCATGCTTACCGAAATTATTCAGCAAGAAGGTTATAGAGATTTATTTGTTGTCCCAATGATTCAATTATGGGATACAAACTTTATCGAGAAAGAGACTATTGCTGGCTTATTAACTCATTCAGATATAAAGATTGATAGCGACGCTTATTTCCCTTTTATTCTAAATGTCATGCCGAGATATTCAGATACTGAAAGTCATGCTGTATCTGTTTTGAGGTTTTCAGATCATTACTTATTTTCTGATCCAGTAAAGAATGAGTATATCAAGATTGATGATATTCATGAGATATTCAACTATTTTCATACCTGCACTGCAATACACGCATTAGCTAAAGATATTAGGCAAAAAGGAGTTGAATTTGTGACACTAAAATTAAGGCATAAATTCTATGCCCAAGCTTAACCTCGATATTGACTTTGAAAAGCTGGAAAGCTTGCACTCGAGAGCATTGGACAGATACGTACAGATGCTTCGTTTGCTTTATAGCTCATCGATCGATAAAATTGCCAAAATTGCGGTTGTTGCCAGGCTCCGGGAAGATCGTCCCTTCCTGTTTGCAGACCTTCCGGCCATTGATTCCGATGTTAATTCAATTCTCACCAAGCTCTCATCCGAAATAACCGATTTGATTGATGCCGGAACGCTGGCACAATGGATGGCATCGAACGATAAGAACGATTCGTTGACAGATCAAGTACTCGAGCAGCTAAAACTATCAAAACAAGCCTATCAGCAATACTATAATCGAAATGATCAGGCATACCAAGCGTATAAAAACAAAAATATCGGGGACAAGTCGCTATCAGAAAAGGTCTGGAATATCGTAATTGGCCAGTTTAAGGAAGAGCTCGAAATGTCGATCGATATCGGACTGCTTGATGGCCGGTCAGCTGCTGAAATGGCCCGCGATATCAAAAAATATTTGAATGAGCCGGAAAAACTATTTCGTCGTGTTCGTGATGAGCGCGGAGAACTGCATTTATCGAAACATGCCAAAGCCTATTCTCCCGGGCAAGGTGTTTATCGGTCCAGTTTTAAAAATGCGTTCAGGCTTACCCGTTCGCAGATCAATATGTCTTACCGCAACGCCGATCTGGAGCGCTGGCAGCAGCTTGATTTTATTATTGGGTATGAAGTAAAGCTCAGCGGATCCCATCAGATAATCGACATTTGCGACGAGCTAAAAGGCATTTATCCGAAGTGGTTCAAGTTTGCCGGCTGGCATCCTGCCTGTATGTGCTATGCGATACCGGTGATGAGCACAAAAGAAGATTTCATCCGGAGCCTGAAAGGTGAAAAAGTAAAGTATCACTATGTCAATAAAGTTCCGGTCGGTTTTAATGAGTGGATATCCGATAATACCGATCGTGTGGCCGGATGGAAAAGCAAACCTTACTTCATTAAGGAAAATTTCAAGAATGGCGAAATAGCCAACGGATTACTCTTCTAACAAAAAAATCACTGCTTTATATTTTATGTGTGAATATTAAATTTTATTACACATGAAAGAAAAACTGCTCGCTCTTCTGGTTGCCAAATTCGCTGGCGTACCAGAAGCCATGCTTGAAGGAATCGCAACTAAAAAGGCTGGTTCTGTCAGTGACGAAGCTCAACTTCAGTCCATCGCCGATGGTATTGATTTTGGCCAGGTCCTGCAATCAAACGTGGACAAAAAGATCACAGAATCGAACAAACTTGCTATTCAGAATTATGAGAACACCCATAAGCTGAAAGATGGCAAGCCGATTAGTACTGAACCTCCGAAAACAGATCCCGACGAACCTACATGGTTTAAAACTTACCGTGAAAAACAGGATGCTGAAAATCTTGCTTTGAAAACTAAGCTTGAAGGCTACGAAAAGAAAGAAACTCAATCGGTTCTTTCCAAAAAAGTACTTGACAAGCTTTATGAAGGGAAAAACGATCAGCAAAAGTTTGTACTCGATATGATGATTGACGCCAATGGTATCAATATCGAATCGGAAGATCAGGTTGATGCTGTTGTTGCCTCTTACACGGAGAAGTTCACGCAAAAGTACCAGCAAGCAGTTGAAAAGAATGTGGTGATCGACATACCGGCTGGCGGTCATGGCCCAATGAGCGACACAAAAGCGCTCGCAGGTCAAATTGAAGCCGGAACAAAACAAATTGTTGAACAATCTAAAAAGTAATTTTTATGCCAGCAGGAATTAAGTATGATATGAATCCGTTGGGAGTTGAAAAGGAATTGTGGAACCAAGCCACTACCTATCGACTTGCTGGTGGTTTCAATCTGGATGATGACAAGCTTGTTGCAGATTCACATCTGCCAGTGCTTGCTCCTTTGGCTATTGACTTTGCTACGCGTAAAGCTAAAGCCGTGAAAAATGTAAAGGTCTATGAAAATGCCGCTGCAGATGCAACTGCTATCAAGATCGAAAAGAACTCTTTGGCATACGTCAATATGTATTTGAGCAATGGTTTAAAAGCCGCTCAGGTTACAGCTATTGACAAAACCAATGCTGCCTACGATGTGCTAACTATCAGTTTAGGAGCAGCAGTAACAGAAGGAAATATCTTATTTGAAGTTTCCGGAGCATCGGCAAATGCCGTGAAAGGTGTTTATACATTAACCATCGGAACAGTTCCGGCAGTTGATGATAAACTGACCATCAATGGTATTGATTATGTTTTTGCCGCTGCAGCAGCTGAAGGCAAAATAATGATCGGTGCTGATAAGGTTGCCACAGCTGCAAACCTTCAGGACACCGTTGAAGCCGACAATCAGGATTTCGTTGTGAAAGCAAACGGAGCAAAACTGGTTTTCACTCAAAAGGTGGCCGGTACCGGTGCAATTCCTGTAATTGTTGTCACTCAAACAGGTGGCGGTACACTTGCTGCTTCTATTGCTCAAACTACAGCTGGAACCGCTGGAGTTATCGCATCTGAGCCTTTGAATGTTGCAAATTTTCTCAATTATGCCCGCGTTAAAGTGGAGGCTGGTGCTACTGTGACTGCCATTGGTCAGGCCTACGAAATCAAAGAATCAAAACTTACTGTCCCGGTTTCGGCCAAAGACAAAGTAAGCCTTGGTGCAAGATTCCTTTTTGTGTAACCCTTAAAATTAGTTTAAAATGGTACTTACATTAGAAGTTTTATTTAACGATCCGAGCGTAATCAAAGCTGTGATCGACAGGGTTATGCAGACCAAATGGGACACCATTTACTGGAAACGCTACCTTGATTTTGAACAAACCATGTCCCGGACCTTCAAGACTTATCTTGGAACGGTTACCGGAGTAGTAGCTGGTTCTGTCATCGACAGAAATTCAAATAAACCTCTTCGCCAGCGTCGTTCTTTGGGTTCTGGAATTGGTGAAGTAGCTTATCTCGGTGATCGTTACCAAATGGATAACGACCGTTTAGATACTTTGAAAGCGTTGATTGATAAATACAACATTTCAAAGACTGCAGATCAGGCCCTGGCTTTGAATAACATCATTAACTACATCGTTGATGATCTTCGTCAAGTGCTTTTGGCTCCACACAAAAGGATGGATGTTGTTGTTGGCGCTTTACGCTCAACTGGTAAAGCTGAAGTTAAGCTTGCCGACAATCCTGAAGGAATTGAATTGATCGACATTGAACTTCCTTATGTTTCGAAAGCTCCTCTTGTTGCCAGTCAGGCTGCATTTATTACTTATTTGAAAGAACAGATTGAAATCCTGAAAACAACCGTTGGTTTGTTCTCGGTGATGGAAATGTCCCGTTCAACTTTCAATAAGTACATTATTGGAGCTGCCGAATTTGGCGCAAACTATAAAATGATCTTTGGTACTTCGGAATTGGCCGCTTCTGGCGGTTTAATGACCGATGCAATGGCAAACCAGCTTTTCACCGGAATTGGACTTCCTCCGATTCGTATCGTTGAAGAGTATGTTGAAATGCCTGATGGAACTACCAAGCAGATATTTGCTGACAAACGCATCACATTATTACCAGCCGATAAGATTGGTAAAATGATGTGGCACGAACCTTACGAAGCTTCTGATCCTGTTCCTGGAAAAACTTACACCCGCTCAGAAGGTGGAATGTATGTTTCTCAGGTAAGGACCGAAGAAGGCCGGTTTATGGAGTATGGCGCTGAATGGATTCCAAACATCGTCGCTCCAAACAAAATCGTAAACTTCGATTTGGCAGCATTCGTTTAATCCTTTTTTTCTTTTCCATATTTCAATGAATGAGCCGTCAATTGCGGCGGCTCATTTTAAATCTGAAGCTATGACAATACATGAAGCAATAAAAGCGACGGTAGGGTATGAGATACCTGATTCGACAGCACAATTGATTTTGCTGAAGAGAGGTCTTAAAACGACCGATGAAGTAACTCAGGAAATTCTCAATTCAAAGGATTTCGAGTTGGCTACCGCTGACTGCTGCAAATGGATTTTGACATGTCCTGACGTTAAAGAAGGAAGTTTATCGATCTCTATGTCGGATAAAAAGGCTCTCAAAGACTTAGCTTCAGGTATTTATCAGAAATGGGGAATTACCGATTATTCAACTCCAACCGCACGATTTATAAGTATGGGATAATGGAACGATACCCAGAAACAATTACGGTCACATGGAACGAAGAAGCTGCTCTGGTGCACAAAGTTTGGATACCAGGGGAGGCTAAAACTTTTGAAAGTAAATGTAGGTCCGAAATGAATAATGGAGCTCGAAAGATATCCGGAAGTGATGGAACGGCCATTGATTTTACAATGACCATCTACATGCCGAAGACAACGATCGATATTCCTGTGAATGCAAACTATGTTTTGAATGGGAAAATATCAGGAATTGTTAAGGGCGCCAAAAACTTTCAATTGGGATCCGTCATATGGGTATAACTGTTTCAAAGGATACCATTCGCGTATCGCTCGATCAATGGAGCGATGAGATAGAAGAACAAATCATCAAAATTCTTTCAAGAGTTGGTGAAGAGTTTGTCAAATCTGCCCGCGAAATGAGTAAGGCCCAGGGAGGATTTGGCGATGTTACCGGAAACCTGAGAAGTTCGATAGGATATTTTGTTTTGAAAGATGGCGAAATCATTGATCAAAAGATTTATCTATCCAATGCAGGAACAGATCGAAATACCGGAGTCGCAACCTCGATTAAACTGGTTGAGCAAATGGATGAATTTATTGGTTACCGTTTGGTTGGAATTGCTGGAATGAACTATGCATCACACGTTGAATCGAAAGGATACAATGTTATTTCAATACAGAAAGAGCTTGCATTTATCAATCTAAAAGAATACTTCGATGCCGCTTAATAAAACAACAGATTACATCATTGACAGGGTGATTGACTTACTCGCAACGGTTGACGGACCTAAATATCCGAACAATCGACCTGTAAAGAATCCACCTGTGAAGTTTTTCGTTGTAAATGGGTTTTGTACAGTTCCAGGGATCATGCAAAAGTTTGTGATCAATGTGAATTGTCATGCCAAGAACATTAGCGGAAATATGGATCGTTCTACTTTAGATTCAATGTCGGTTGCTGTTTTGAACATACTGGAAGAATACGATTCTCCTGGTGAATTAATCATCGAATTTGAATCTCAGGAAACTATTTCAGAGGCCAATGCAGATGAACACTACTCGAATTTAAGATTTACTGTTAAATCAATTAATAATTAAAAAAATGGCTGAAAAATTAGTATATGGAATCAAGAGCATCAAGACTGGTACTCCTACCGGTTTGGCTTCTATGCCCGCAACTTTAAATGCCTTCCCAGCCACTGTAAAAGGTTCTTTTTCGTTCTCTGAAACTGAATCAGCAACAGTAAGCGCTGACACTGAAGAAAATGAGCTGCCATTGGCAGTTATCACTTCGGAAAACTCGAAGTTGGAAGGTGTTTGGAAGATCTTTGACAACACCGCCGACACGTTGATTTTGCTCATGGGTGGAACCAAATCTGGCGAAAAATGGATTGCTCCAGCTGTGAAACCAGAAGTTAATTTGGCTCTGGAAATCACTACTAGTGCCGGTCCGGTAAAAAACATTTATAAGGCAAAAATTACAGCTCGTGAAACTGGTGTTCTTTCAAAAGAAGGATTCAAGCAGATCGAGGTTAAGTTTTCTGCCCTTTCTCCTGGCGATGGATTGTCCGGTCACGACTGGGACAATGCACCGGCCTAATGACTGCCTAAAATTGGTCTTCATATTTTGTAGAAGCTCGCCTCACAAGCGGGCTTTTATATTTTATACTAAAGTCAAATTTATATGAATCCAGAAACTAAGATCAAAGCAGCTGAAGCAATCACCGAAAAAGGTACAGAATTCCATATTCCATACAAAGGCGAAGTTTACACATTCTCAATGTCAGGATTAAAGCTTCAGACATTGATCGATATTAGCGCAGAACAGGAAAAACTGACGCTACACAATCAAAAGGCTTCTCCGGTTGAAGTTATAGCTGCTATGAAAACTGATGCTGAAATACAAGCTAAAATCATTGCCTTGGCTGTAATCAACTCAAAGGATATACCCCAAAGACCGGAACCAGAACAAACCGTATGGCAGAAAATAGGAATTGCAAAGAAAAGTATCCCTGTTGAAGAGTATGATCCGGCTTACATGACCTTAGATCAGTTGACTAAATTCTTTCTGAAAACAATCGATTCAAAACATCTTAATACCCTTTCAAATCTGGTAAAGGAAAAAACTGGCTATACAGCTTTTTTTTTGAGTACGGTGTCGCTGAGAGGAATAAATCTGCTCGAAAAGACGGAAACAGTGGATACCGGCCAGCCTGCTCAATCTGGGGAAGAATAGGGGATATCTGTGAGAAGTTTGGATGGACTTACGAGTATGTATTGAAAGGACCGAGCTGGCAAAATATTCAGATGATGATTTTAGATATGTCGTTCACTGATTATGAAAGCTCAGATGGAGATTCGGACACTAAGCCAGCTAAGAAGGAAAAGGAAAAAGTGACTTATATCAATACGCTGGAAGATCATAATGCAGCAATGGAACGATTAAATAACAGACGAAAATGAGCGAAAAAAAATTTACAGTAGATGTCGATATTCAGGCGCTTGAACGGAAGCTCCAGAAAATTGACGATGATTTTGCTGCTGTTGCCCGCAATGCTGCTCAGGCCGGTTCTGTTATGGATAGAATATTCAAA